AGAGTCCAGCCGCACCTTCTTATGGATCTTACAAAATCAAGTTTTAATAATATTGAAATGCAATCACAGGAATTTTTAACGTACACATTAATGCCTTATATAAATAGAATCGAGACTCAGATGAATTTAAAACTATTTAGAACAAATGAGCTTGGCAATACTTATGTTGAATTTAATGTAAATGGACTTTTAAGGGGTGATGCTAAAACAAGAAATGAAGCATATAAAACGGCAATAACAAATGGATACATGTCAATCAATGAAGTTAGAAGAAAAGAAAACTTAAATTCTATTGAGGGGGGTGATAAACATTTTATGCAAATGAATATGACTACCATAGAAAAAATAGGAACAGATGCTGATGAAAATACTGCATCATAAAAAAACAAACAATGGAAAAAAGAATATATGATATAGAAACAAGAATTGACTCTACTGAGGATGGGAAAGAAATTGTAGTTGGTCATGCTAGTATGTATAATACAAGAAGTGAGTTCATGGGATTCTATGAAACCATAGAAGAGGGAGCTTTCACTGACGACTTAATTAAAAATTCTGATGTTCGTGCTTTAATTAATCATGACCAAAATCTTATTCTTGCAAGAAATACATCTGGAACATTAAAATTAAATGCTGATGCTCAGGGATTAAGGTATGAATTTGAAATGCCAGAAACATCTTATGGAAAAGATTTATCTGTTTCTTTAAAAAGGGGTGATATATCTCAAAGTTCCTTTGCATTTACAGTTGAAGAAGATGATTGGAGTACTGATGAAAATGGCAATGATTTAAGAACTATAAAAAAGATAAAAAGATTATATGATGTTTCTCCCGTTACTTACCCCGCTTATACAGATGCAAATGATTTAACAATTGCACAAAGAGGATTAAAAGAATATAAAGAAAGTTTAGTTGAAGAAACTGAAGAAACTAAAGAAAACCTAAAAGACAATTTAGTGAGGGGATCTCTTACCTCATTAAAAATTGAATTAAAAAAGAGAAATTAATAAAAAAAATTATAAAATGAAAACATCAATCGTATTAAAAGAGGATAGATCTGATATTATTTCTCAGTTGGAAAACATTAAAGATGTTGCTACAACTGAGGAAAGAGATCTAACTTCTGAAGAAAACAATGAAGTAGATGGATTATTAACTGGAGTTGATGATCTTGATACAAAAATAGAAAGAGCTGAAAAAATGGAAACAATAAAAAGAAATACAGCTGTAATTTCAGGAACAACATCAACTCCAAAATCTGATAAGGATTTAGAAAAATTCACTTATCAAGGAGCAATGAGAGCTGCTTATTCTGGAGATGTTTCAGGAATAATCAAGGAAATGGATCAAGAAGCAAGAAGAGAATCTCGTTATACTGGACAGGAATATAAAGGAATTGGTATACCAGCATCTGTTTTAACAAGAGCATGGGCAACTGCTGATGTAAATTCTGTTCAAACAATGAGTTTTACAGATGAATTAGAGAAAAATTTAGTTTTAGCTGAAGCTGGAGCAAATACTTATTTTGGAATAAACAACATGAAGTTCCCAGTATTTTCAAGTATTGGATCAACATGGGTTTCTGAGGATGGATCTTCTGGTGCTGCTGCTGTAACTGGAGCAACTTCTAATGTTACATTAACTCCAAAGAAATTAATATCTGTTGTTAATATGACTCAAGAATCTTTCGTTCAAAACGCTGGTCTTGAAGCTGCTTTAACAAGAAACATGGCAACAGAAATTGCTGCTTCATTAGAATATGCTTTACTTGATGATGGTAATGTTACTAATGCTCCAACATCTATTTTTGCTGGTGCTGCTGCTGGACCAGTAACTGCATTTAATGCTGCTGCTGCTGTTTCAATGGAACAAACATTAATAACTGCTGGTGTTCAAAGAAATGGTGCTAGAATGGCTTATTTATTAAATCCAAGTGCTTATGGTCAAGCTAAAACAGCTGTTCAAGTTACTGCTGTATCTGCTTTATGGGACAATTCTGATCGTAGAGTTAATGGTTATTATGGTTTTGTTTCTGGAAATGTTGCTGCTTCTGCTACTGCAACTAAAGCTCAAGTTCTAATGGGAGATTTTTCTAAAGTACATATCGCGCAATTTGGTGGATTAGACATACTTTTTGATCCATATACAAATGCAACGACTGGTTTACCAAGAATGGTTGTTACTTCTTTATGTGATGGAGCTGCTGTTCAAAATGGAAGTGCTTTTGTAAATCTAATTGAAGAATAGTAGTTGATAATTAATTCAAAATAAAGGGTGGTGGAAAAACCATCACCCTTTTTTTATAACTAAACAATATGAAAACTTATCAAGTAATTACTCCAGCATCTACTTATCCAGTATCTTTAACTGAAGCAAAATCTCATTTAAAAGTTGATACAAGTGCAGATGACACTTATATTACATCTATTATAAAAGCTGCAACTCAATTAAGTGAAGAGTACACAAATAGATTTTTTATTGATACTGTAATAGAACAAACTTGTAGTGATTTTGCACAGCTTGAAACTTTATTTAAAAGCAAAGTAAGTGCTATTACTCATGTTAAATATTATGACTCTAATAACTCATTACAAACATTAAGTGCAACAATTTATAATACACAGTTACAATATGAACCATCACAAATTCAATTAGCTGACAATCAAAGTTTCCCGTCTTTTACTAAAAGAAATGATGCTGTTGTTGCAAAATACACAGTCGGTTATGGATCAGCTGCAAGTGATGTGCCAGAGATTATAAAACAAGCTATTTTATTAACAATTGGAAATTTTTATCAAAATAGAAATAGTGTTGTTATTGGTAGGATAGCAACTGAACTTCCTCAATCTACAAAATGGTTATTAGATACATATAAAATTTTAATTGTAGGATGACAATTGGAGAATTAGATAGAAGAGTGAGTATTTACACTATTACGACATCCGCTAATAATTATGGTGAGCTTACAAGGTCATATGGTTTATTTAGAGAGGTTTGGGCGGCAATAGAATGGAAAGGGGGAAGCGAGAAACAGGATCAATCAGATAAGATAACTGGAATGACAAAGCTGCATATATACATAAGAAATTTAGACATGGGAAATTTAACATTACAATCAAGAATCACATATGAAGGTAAATACTATTTTCCAAAAGTTATTAATGAGATAGATGGAAGGGAAGCATTTTTAGAAATAATTTGTGAAAATAAAGATTAATGGCTTTATATAAAGAAAATAATAGTTTAGAAGTTTTGGGTTTAAATGAATTACAAAGAATGTTTAAAAATTTACCTAAAGAATTGAGTGACGACAAAATATGGAATGCATTTTGGAAAAAAAACTCAGCACCCTTAGTAAAAAAAGCACAATCATTAGCTCCAAAAAAAACTGGTCAATTATCCAAAAGTATAGGTTATTTTAGAACTAAGGCAAGTAGAAGTGGTCATGGTGGTTATGTTGGTCCAAGAGTAAGAGGAAAGTATGCAAAAAGAGACAAAAATTATTCAGGATCTAATAAAAGTAAAATCTACACACAATCTGGCTTTTATGGTGCTTGGATTGAATATGGAGATGAAGTTATGTTTGGTGGTAAAGGAACTGGATCGTCACAGCCTTTTATGAAACCAGCTTATGAACAAACAAAAAGTATAATGGTAGCACATTCTTTAAAAGATGGAGGGGTTGTAATGGGTAAATTAATAAAGAGTCATACAAAGAGGACTAAGAAATATGGTAAATTTGGATATTAAATGGAAATAGGAAAATCAATATACAATATTTTATCTACTACGACTAATATTAGTAATTTAGTTGGCACACGAATATTCCCGAATGTAGCACCTCAAACAACAACATTTCCATTTATTATTTATGATGTTAATGGTGTGCAGCCTAATGACACAAAAGAAGGAGTATCAACTTTAGACACTAATGATGTAATGATTTCTTGTTATAGTGAAACATATACAGAAGCATCCAGATTAGCTCAATATATAAGAATTGCAATGGATAGAATTAACGAGGGAACTTATGGAGGTGAACAAATACAATCAAGTCAATTTCAAAGTTATAATGATATATTTGATAACACTAGTGGCGATGCTGGAATTTATAGAAAGGCATTAGATTTTGAGATTAGACAAATTAATCCAACAAGTTAAAAATAAAAAAAAATGAAAATAAAATTACATAAAGATTGGAGAGCTTTTGGACAAACAAATAAAGCTGGAACAATTTTAGATATTACGAATAAAGAAACCATAGCTTATTTAACAGATAATGGATTCTTATATGAAGAAAAAAAAGAAAAAAAAGAAAAAAAAGAAAAAAAAAGCAACACAAAAATTGCTAAAGAAAATAATTAATTAATAAAAAAAATAAAAGAAAATGGCTATTTTAAATGGAACTGAATTAAAAGTTTACAGCTCTGGCACAACTAACCTTGTTGCTTATGCTCAAAACTGTACGTTAAATGTAAATCATTCACCTCGTGAAATTACAAATAAGCAAAGCTCTGGAAATAAAGAGATTTTAGAGGGATTAAGAGATTTTTCAATTGATATTGATGGAGCTTATGCATGGACAGATGCGTCTGGTGTTTTAACTAATGGAGTGGATGATGTTTTGGAAACAAATATTTTAAATCTTAGACAGCCAGTAACGTTTATATTTGGAGACACATCTACAAATGATGTAAGTTATGGTGGAAGTGGGTTTATTACTTCTGTTTCAATTACTGGAGGTACGGAAGACACAGCAACATATTCTCTATCTATTGAGGGAACTGGGGTTTTAACACAAACAGTAAATTAACAATATAGGTGAATAGCTTAGGCACTTTTTTGTTTAGTGTCTTCGCTATGATCCTTTTTTTAAACTAAACAAAAAAATGAATTATACTTTTATAGAAATAAATAAAAAAAAACTACCTATTAAATTTGGCTTTAATGCTCTTAGAAGATTTTCTTCTAAAACAAATACGTCACTACAAGATTTAGATAAATTGGGAACCGATATGACATTAGATGACGCTTTAACATTGATACATTGTGGTATTGAAGATGGTCATAGAGCCGCAAAACAAGAATGTAATCTAAATATTGATGATTTAGCCGATATGATTGATGGTGATTTTGATAGTATTGGAAGAGCAATGGAGATATTAGCTGATCAAATGGGGGGGAATACTGAAAAAAAGGAAAAAGCCAAGTAGATGTAGGTGAGCCTCTCACTTGGCGGAAATTAGAAATGATTGCTTTAGGTCAGTTAAATATGGGTGTTGAAGAGTTTTATAATATGTTACCTAAGTATTTTTGGAATAAGTTAGATGGTTTTTATGATCTTGAAAATTTAAGAGAAAAAGCAGAATGGGAACGTACAAGATGGTCAACTACTTTGCTTTTAAATATTCATATTGGAAAAGGTAAAAGTATAAAACCAACTGATTTAATAGAGTTTGATTGGGATAAAAAAGATAAAAAATTAGATTACGAAAAATTAAAAGCAAAAGCAGAATACATAAAAAAAATGGAAAAACATGGGTAAAAGTGTAGGGTATTTAACTATAATGTTTGGGGCAAATCTTAAGGGATTTGAACGAAGTATGCGAAAAGCTCAAAAAAGCATTCATAGATTTGGTGTTTCTATGAAAAATACTGGTCGTACATTAACGACATCATTGACGTTACCTATTCTTGGTTTAGGAGTAGCATCAGTTAAATTAGCCTCAGACTATGAAGAGTCTTTAAACAAAGTACGGGTTTCATTTGGTGGGGCTTCAAAAACAGTTGAAGATTTTGCAAAAACCACATTAAAATCATTTGGTATTGCTGAAGGTTCTGCATTAGAAATGGCTTCTTTATTTGGTGACATGGGAACATCTATGGGGTTATCACAAAAAAGTGCTTCTGAAATGAGTACAGAATTAGTTGGATTAGTTGGTGACTTAGCTTCATTTAAAAATATAAAACAAGACATTGCTAAAACAGCTTTAGCTAGTGTTTTCACTGGAGAGACTGAATCATTGAAAAAATTAGGTATTGTAATGACTCAAGCAAATTTACAGCAATTTGCATATGAACAAGGCATTATGAAATCTGTTAAAACTATGAATCAAGCTGAGAAAGTCCAGCTGAGGTTTAGTTATGTGATTTCTAAATCTGAAAATGCACTAGGAGATTATTTAGCTACAAGTGATGGTGTGGCAAATAGTTCAAGAACACTAACAGAATCTATAAAAGAATTAGGTCAAAAATTTGGAGTCATATTAATTCCTTTTGCTAAAAAATTAATTATTAAATTTCAAAGTCTTATTAATCATTTTAATAAATTAAGTTTATCACAAAAGAAGAGCATTATAAAATGGTTAGCAATTACAGCTGCTATTGGTCCAGTTATAATGATTCTTGGAACATTAATTACTAGTTTAAATTCTGTTATTGCAGTTTTAATAAGATTTTCTGCATTAATTATAGCCAATCCAATGATCGCTGCGGCTGCGGCTGTCATTTTATATGTGGGGGCATTAAAATTACAATTTAACCAATTAACCGCTAATCAAAAAGCATTAAAACAATTACAAACTATTCGTAAGGATGCATTAGAATCCACTAAACAAGAGAGAGATTTGTTACAAAAGAAACTTTCTATTGCTCAAGATGTCAATAGAAGTGAAAAAGAAAGAATTGGTGCTATTAATTTTTTAAATCAAAAAGTTAGATCATTAAATGGACAGTTAAGTCTTCAAAATATAAATCAAAAAAATCTTACTAAATCTATAAAAGAATATTCAAACGAATTAATAAGACAAGCTCAAATAACTGGGGGAAAAGAAGGTTTAGTTGAAGAAGTAAGATTAAGAGATAAGTTAAAAAAAGAGGTTGAAACTTTAACAAAAGCCAAAAAAAACGCATCAGGACAGGCTAGGAATCTTTTAAGAGAGATGCTAAAAAATACAACAAAAGATTATAAAGATCAAATAATAATAGTTGATGAATTAACTTTGTCTTTACAAAAATTAGAAGGTAAAGGTGGCGACTTAAATAATGTAATAACATTATCTCAAATAAAAAATACTAAATACCAAAATTCTGTAAATGGTTTAAATCAAAAATTATCTGAATTACAAGTTTTGTATGATGATGCTATAAAAGGAAGTAAAGAGTATAATGAAATAGCTGGATTAATTATATTAACTCAATCTCAACTTAACCAACTTTATAAAGATACCAGCGTAAATATTACAGAAGCAAAAGATGCAACGGAGCTTTTAACTGGTGCAACAGCTCTTTTTGGAGATGTGATTTTTGATTCTTTTATGAGAGCTACTGAATCTCAAGATAATTTCTTTTCTAGTTTTATAGAAAACATAAAAAAAGCAATAAAAAGTTTAGTAATTCAGTTGGCAGTTTTAACTGCTATAAATATGTTGCTTGGTGGAAAGGGAGTAACAATGACTAAAGCGTTTTCAGCTGCTAAATTACAGATTTTAGGTCTCGCTTCTGGAGGATTAGTGACTGGACCAACATTATCACTTTTGGGAGAGGGAAGTGGTACTAGTATTTCCAATCCAGAGGTTGTAGCTCCATTAGATAAACTCAAGGGAATGATTTCAGCTAATGATGGTGGTTCTCAAAAAGTTGAGGTTTATGGTCGTATTAGTGGAAACGATATTTTTATAAGTAATCAAAGAGGTAGTTTAAACAGACTTAGATCAGTATAACTTATGGCATTTGCAAAACAATATTACTCTTCATATAAAAGTAATAATAATTTAGATTATTATTTAGAGATTTTTGTAGAAGGATTTGATTCTTCTGCAACTGAAATTACTATTGGAGCTGGAGGTCCAGTTATATCTTACGAAACAGATCAAGAAGATAGATTTTCACCAATTTTAAGTTCACAATGTATTTTACCTTTTATGGTTAAAGATACATCAACACAAGCCTTTATACAGTTACTAAGAACAACATATCAAGAAAGAGAAGTTTATCTACATTTATACAGAGCAACATCTTCAACTTACACAACAACAAAGCCAATTTGGTCTGGGTTTTTAGTAATGGATTTAGGAAGTGGGGAGGATGTTTCTTTTCCTTATGAGCAAAAACTTACATTTGTTGATGGTTTATCTTTACTAAAAGACATTGATTTTGTTGATTTATCTAATGAAGGCTCAGAAACTAATATACAAGGAAGTTATACGAAAGAAAATATGTATTATGGTCCAGCTATTTATACTTACTGGATTAAAGAAATATTATTAAAAACTGGTTGTGCAATAAGTGGTGTTAATGGTCAAGGTGTTTCAATTGATTATGGCTTTACAACTGCTGTTAATTGGTATAATGCCGATATGCAAAACACTAATCAAGGAAGTGATCCATTAGGATTAACACAATGTATTGTTTCTATGTTTCATACTAAAAATGATCAAGATGTTTTTACTCCACAAAATTGCTATACAGTTTTAAAAGAATTATTAAGGCATTGGGGAGCAAGAATTACTTATTGGAAGCATGAGTTTTGGATTGTTCAAATACCAGAATACATTCAAGATGAAAGTGGATTAATAGATAATCCAGATAATATAAACTCAAGACAATATAATAGGTTTGGAACATTAACTGGAAGTCAAGACCATTTAGGTGACACATATTACACAAGATATGAGCAAACTATTCAAAGCAATCAAGTAAGCAAACTGGTTGGAACTAAGTATAATTACTTGCCAATGATTCATAATGCAGAAGCTGATTTTTTAAGTTTTGCATCAAAAAATTATTATGGTGGTTTTCCTTATGGTGTAAGTGCTGAATCTCAAGAGGTATTTCAAGGTACAATTATCGATCCATCAACAGCAAATTTTTTATGGTTGTCAGTACCTTTGAACTGGGTTTGGGATATGTCTGGCTCAAGCCTAAGTCATCATCAAAAAGGATGGTGGTGTTCTGTAAAGTTTAATTTTTATGCAAGTGATGGAACAACAACTTATTATTTACAATATGATTCAAGTAATGGTGGCTCTTATTATTGGGTTTTAGAAGCTGACTGGACTCCTTTAGGAAATACATCCCCTAAATACATAATCAAGTCAACAAGTTTAACTGAATCAAATTATATTGGTTTTCAAGAAGACATTCCTTTTGTTGATAGTTCTGGAAGTGCTATTGCTATGACTGGAGCTTGGAGTTTCTTTTTAGATATTGAAGATTTTGCAAATCAAAGTAGTAGTGGAAATTCTGGATCTTTTTATTGTAGATTTAGTGGTTATGCTCCATCAAGTCATTATAGTTATGTAAAAAAAGATCCTTTCTCTGAATTTCCTTATTTACCAACAACTGGTGATGTTTCTGGAGGTGGTCTTCAAACTAAATCAGGAACAGTAAGTTGGTCTAATACATTAGAAAATCCATCTGGTGTTTTAGCTACATCTTTTTCTACTCCAGTTGGTTTTGACGCTGGAACAAGTCAAGCTGATATTCAGTTTGTAACATCATCTCCATTTAAAGGCTTTTTACAAACATTAAACACAACACAAAGTGCATCTTTTGGTTTATCTTTAAATTCACAAATAAATAATAGTACAAATACAGAAAAATTTAGTTTTGGAACATTATTATGGGGTGATGCTATTCAGCAATTTGCTGTTGGTTGTTTAAGGGTAAACAATGGAAGTTCATTTGTAAAAACAAATCCAGATGGTGAATGGGGAAGAGGAACATTGTCTGGTGACAATACATTTACTGAGTTACTTATTGATGAATTTTTAAGTGGACAAATAAAAGTAGTTATTTCTCCAGCAATGAGGTTAGCTGTTGGTGAAGAAAACAAAAATCAAACTGGAACTGGAACAAGTGGCTCAGCAACAAGACCAAGATATGTCAATCCAATTGGTAGATTAAGAGAGTCTAGAACAAATGAAACAGATCCAGAATATATTTTTAGAAGAGGGAGCTTTCATTCATTATATGATGAATGGGATTATGAAGGTTATCAAATATTAAGAGATACAGTAAGCTCAACAACAACAACAACTGATATTGGTGATTTAGGAGGTACTCAAGACAATAATCCAATTTCTAATGCTAAATTAATTGGAAATGTGAACAATGCCTTAATGATGAACAGCCCAGTCGCATATCTTAGAACTACTGTTCCAGCTACTGGATCAAATGTTGCTGTAAATGGTAATTTCAATGTTGCTACTGGTTGGACTGTTGGAACTGGTTGGTCAATAGATACAACAAATAAAAAAGCATCTTTTACAGCTACTGGATCTACTAGTGATTTGACTCAATCAGTGTTAACACAAGGATTAACATATCAAGTGAATTTTCAAGTTTTGGTTACAGCTGGAAGTTTATTAGTTAAGGCTGGTAGTTCTGGAACAACTCAAACAATAACAACATCAGGTGATTATTCAATTTATTTAGATTGTGATGGCTCAAATTTAATTAAATTTCAAGCTGCAACAACATTTACTGGAAATATAACTTTTATAACATTAAGAGATCAAAAATCATTAAGCTCTGTTCCAATTAATAGCATTGGCTCAACAGTATTTAAAACAAATGATACTTTTAATTTAGTAAATTCTTTAGGGGGTGAGATTTTAACATTAACAGCTACATCTAATCAAGGTGCAACAGATGATACAATTAGTGTTACATCAACAGCTTTATTTGATGACATTGGGATTGACTCAGTTTTACTTATTAACCAAGATGATTTATCGGCACAATATCAAAACAAAACAAAAGGATCTGTAGCTGGATTTGACATAACAACAACGGGAATAGCTAAAAGTTCTATTAATATTACTGATTGGCTAAATAGCGACACAATGACTGGAGCTGCTATTACTAATGTTCCAACAGCATTAAGTGTTAAAAATTACATTGATGGTCAAGCTGGTCATGACGAAACTCTTGCTCAAGTTTTAGTAAATGGAAATACAACAAGCGGAACTGACATTATTGTTTCTCATAATGATACATTAAAACTTGGTGATGATGGGGAGTTTCAAATTTGGCATCAAAGTGGAGCAAGTGGAAATAGTTTTATTGATGAAACCAATACTGGTGATTTATATATTAGGTCAAATTCAGCCATAAGATTTTCTCATTATGCTAATAATACTGCAAGTGGTATTTTTTATCCAAGTGGTGGCGTTGAATTATATTATAATACTGCAAAGAAATTTGAAACAACATCAACTGGAATATCAATAACTGGTGGTGGGGTTTTTACTGGTGATTTAACATTAAACACTGGAAGTCATTTATTTTTTGATGGCGGAAATAGTGGTACTTATATAGTTGAAGATATTGCAGATAGATTAAGAATTTTTGTAGGTGCTACTGAATTTGCTAGATTTACAGAAAGCTCAAGTGATACTATTATCTTTTTTAAAGATACAACTCTTAGTGGCTCATTAACTGGAATAACTGCAACTTTTACTGGATTAGTTTCTGGAATTACTCCAACAGTAGATGCAAATTTAACGACTAAGGGTTATGTAGATACTAAAGTGGCTTCAATTCCTAAAGGTTTATCATATCAAGGAACTTGGAACGCTTCAACTAATACTCCAACTATTGTTTCTAGCGTTGGAACTGCTGGATATTATTGGATTGTAAGTGTAGAGGGAACGACAACTATTGATGGGGTGTCTGATTGGAAAGTAGGGGATTGGATAATATTTAGTGATGGTGGGGTTTATCAAAAAATAGACCAGTCAGAAGGTGATACTTTACAGACAGTAACAACAAGAGGCAGCACAACTACTACTGGAATTAGTATAGGTGGAGATTTAACAATTACAGGTGCGATTTTAAATAATGTAGAAAATAATTATTTGGATATATATGGTGGAAACGATACAACTAATGATGCTCATATAAGGTTAAATGGAAATGCTAGTAACTGGGGTTCTATTGAAATGAATTATGGATATGATTCTACAAATAGTAAGTTTATAGTAAAACAAAGCAGTACGGAAGTATTTAAATTAGAGGGTGGAAACGCAACTTTTCAAGGAGATGTAGAAATAAGAACGG